CCTGCTAAGGTAGTTCCGTATTTCTTTATCCCTTTCTCACTTCGCTTCTGGAAAAGATCAACTACCTTTCGGACAGTGGGATCACCATCCTTCATCATCTCGTAGTATTTTGTAACACTATCGCTCATTGATTAATCTTTTCCAAATGGTTTTTAATCCTTCTTCGACTATCCTACACACTACGTAAAATAGAAATCCTTGTATACACACTGTTGCCATGTTATTCTTTTTTCTGTTGAGACTTTATGTAGTCTGATACTATTCTATCCTTAGCCAACTGATCATTGATCAAGGTAATGTTATGCTTTGCTAGTTCGCTCATTGGCTTTAGTAAGTCTGCGATTTCCTGTAAAAGTTCTGCTTGCGTTTTCTTTGACATAATTATTTAATTAGTTCTTTTTCATTAGTCTTCGAAGAATCTGTTTGTAAATCTTCCTTCAATTGATCTAGGGCTTTTTCGTACCCATCCATTCTCTTCAGAGTCTCCAGTGTCCCAGTGGCTAGGTCTCTCATGTTTGTCATCTGACCTAGCAGCGCGTTCACTAGACCCTCCAGGTTCTTTACTTTGTTTCTCATTTGGATTAGTTCGTTCTCTTTCATTCTTTAGTGTATTTAATTCGCAAAAACAACCACCAACGTCTAACCAGCAGTCGCATATTCTTTGTTGTTTCAAAATAGGTGTGTGAATCGGGCTATCTGCCCATTGTCTTTCGAGTGTATAAATCCTTCAACTGCTTTAGGTGCATGCTGATAACCTTTTCTGTGGTGCCAGGAGTCTGTTCCAGATGGTGATCGCAGAGCCTCAACAGTGACACCAATGTAATCTTTAGCAATCTTGTGATGTACGTGATGCATGTAGATGTATCGGTGTTTAGTCTTACTCCATCTAAGTTTTGCTTCTTGCGCCATAAGTAAAGGCAGGTCTTGTTGCTTTGCTCCGTCACCATGCGTTGTTCCAATTAATGAGTTACCATATTGGTAATATTTTCTATGCGATATACTAACGTCAAACGATACGTTCTCGCAATCTTTATACCAAGACTTAATAGCATCAGCTAAAAAGAATCCGTTAGTATAATCATGATTGGAGGGGTTGTACATAATATGTACATCAGCAACTTTCATTAGTTGATCAATGACATCAATGTAAAGTTTCTTTGCAATCAAGAAGTTGTCGTACCACATTCCATCTGTGTCTTGTGGTGTTCCTGATGTTGTTGTTCTTCTAGGAGTATCGATGTGGAGGATATCATTTCCAACCACAAGCACGATCTGATCGATGTTAAATCCTGATGACTTTCGTAAGATCCCATCGACTCCCTGTTTAACTCTGTTGACTGCAATTTGATTGTTGTAGTCTTCTCCTGTTTCAAAGCTCGATGCAAGCTTCCCAATATGTATATCAGCAGGATCAACAACAAGTAAGCAAGCATCAGTATAGTCTTCTCGCTTAATCTTTTCATAGTTAAAAGTGTGGTTTTGTACGTCTTGTATGTGATCTCTAAGCATCTCTTCAAAAGTAGGACCACCATCAGCACTCGGCCTAAACTGTATTGACCAGGCTTTGTCTTTATTCCACGCAATACCAACGCTATTAATATCGATTCCCCTTTCTTTGCAGGCTTGCGCTAATGCAGGATGATCTTCTTCTCTGTTGGCTTTGTGGTACTCACGATATAATTTCTGCATGAGCTGGTGCTCAGTCAGATCCTTTATGTCGTGCTTTTCGATAAGTAGGGATGTGATTTTAGGGAAGCTAATTCCCTTTTCTTTTCTGAGGGATAGCCCCTCTTTAATTAGATCGGAGTTAAAATCAATCATAATCTTCGGTTTGTTTTTTTATTTCATTGACCTCAGACACTAGCTTATTTAAACTCTCCTTTAGCTTGTCATCTTCGCTAGGAACAAGTAGATAGAACTCTACGTCTTTTACAATTCGGTTTAGGTTTCTTATCAAATAATCTATATACTTCCGTCTATGGGTCATGTCTGTCTTGATGAGACAATAGGCTGTCTCCTAGGGCGTGGTTAATGTTTTTTATAGCCCTATATATTATTCTTGATTTCTTTTTAGTCTCTCTACGCTCTGACTTTTTTGAGTCAGAACCCAAGTACATGTACAAGGTTGCGTCAAGCTCAAGCATTGCATCTACTTTTTGTTGATCAGTTGCTCTTTTTCTGGAGGCTACCTTATCGCAGAATCCAGAAACATCCAACTCAAAGATGTCGAATCTTTTCTTTTGGATCTTCTCAATTTCCTTTTCAAATAAACTCATAGCATTTAATTATTATTAAAGTTAAACATAACGTGCGTAATTTCAAAATCTTTCAACATTTTTCTTATACATATCAACATAAAGGCGATATAAAGTGGAACTCCAATCATGTTTGGGGTATGTTTTGTTTGAGTTTACCTTTTTTATTCTGCCGTTATCTACATACTCAACAGTCAATGAATACTCATCTCCTTCAGGTATTGGGTACACCCTAATCTTTCTATCAATACACCAAAGCATTGCTTTTGTTTCCTCTTCAGTGGGTGTGTACTTGTCTTGTGGTTTTTTCTTTGGTCTTCCCATATCTAATTAAAATGGTAAGTCATCAAGATCAAAAGCTTGATTAGGACTTACAGGTTGTAATACTTCTTTATCTTCTCTATCAAACACAAACGTTGGTGGTGTGTGTCCTGTGTAATATCTTCCTGATGGAATGTGATAGTTGAATATTTGTCTACCTGCCATCTCACCTTGGAACTTCATCTTTACTTTCTGCGTAATAAACTCAACTTGATTCTTGTCTATATCAAACTCACCTTCCTGTATGGCTTCGAAGTGTCTGTAAATGGTGAACCCATCGTGTGTTTGATTTCGGAAGTCTGCTGATCCTGAAACGTCATAAAGTGTGGGCTTGTTGTATATTCCTGCTTCATTCTTCTGCATTTTTGTAGGATGTGCAACAAGAAAGATGATTACGTTATTCATCTGCGCAAACATTGTCAATTGTGTAAGCACTCTCTTGATTCTGCTTAACTCCTTGTCTTTGTTGTCATCAAACTCTAGCTTATTAAAGGCATCGATTACAAATATATCTACACCATAAATAAACATCTGCTCCTTGAACTTCTCTAGTAGCCAACCCCACGTTGGGAACTGCCCCTTGTCGGGAGACGTAAGGTAAAGTCTTTCTTGCGCCCACTCCTGATATCTTTTAACTTCATCTTTTGTTATCCTTGGCAAGTGAGGATTGTCCTGAAAGAAGTTCCTTCCATAAAACTTTTCAATAAATGTAGTCTGGTGCAACGCCATTGGGTGATGCTCTGGAGAAAAAAACGATGCCTTCATATTGTAATCACGCATTATATTCATTACATACCACTCAACAAAGTTAGACTTACCATGTGATGGAATACCTGTGGCCACACAAAGGTGTCCTCGCATTACGCTAAAGATATTTTTAAGATCGCCAAATGAACTATGCTTGGGATAAATAGTATCAGGCATACCATTCTCGTGCAGGCTCATGATATCATCCATCAGATCCTCAACGGTAAATGTTCCACTAGCAGGATACTTCTTTGCGTTTTTAATTGAATCCTTTAATACGCTCTCTCCTTTTTCAAGATCTCCGTTCGCATCTTTATTAGTGAACAGCACACGCTCGCATCTGTACCTGCCTAGACGTTGCGCTATCTTCTCCGATACAACTTCACCCTTGTCATCGTTATCTGTACAGATGTAAAACTTTTCTACATCTTGCAAGTACTTCTCGCAGTTGATCCAAAAGTCATCGTTGTCGTTTGCTCCATTAGGAATACTTATTGTGTTCTTGAATCCACACTGCACCATAGCAAGTACATCGAACTCACCCTCTACAATATACACCTCTTTCTGTCCAATAGCAGCATTGATATTATAGAAGATTGGCTTTGTCTGCGCAGTCTGTGTAAAGTGCTTGCCTCCTGATCGGTACTTCTTATTAACTAGAACATCACCCTCGAAGTAATTGAAGACAATGTTATTCATCTTCTTGCCTGCTTGTGGTTGAAAGTAAACCTCTTCCGTTACATTCATAGCTTGAAGAGTACCTTGTCTAATTCCCCTGGACTCACACCACTTAACCATCTCATCAGACAAGTCGGTATAGTTTTTCCATGTCTGCTCTGGGATCTTGTAATCTGTACGTATAGATTGTTCGTTGTTCTCACGTATAGATATAGCCTCACAATGGTGACACTTTGCAACACCTTTAGTTATGTTGATGCTTAGGCTTCTGTCTCGTTTGTTTTTTCTTTCAGGTGTACATGAAGGACAGACAAGCTTGTGTTGCCCTGATGTCTTACCTTTTAAGTCTATCGTACTCCACTCGATTGTTTTCATAGGGTTGGTTTTTTATACTTAAGTATCTTTCTACCATTCATTCCTTTTCCTGTATGCTTCTTGTACCAAGATAGGAAGTGTTTCTTGAAATCAGCAGGACTTGTATTGGTCTTGCCCTGTGTCAAGCAATGGTTTGTAAACTTGTCTAGGTATCCATCAAACTGATCCTGTGACAATGCATAGTTACCTTTTACTGCCTCTACCCATACTTTATTTTCAAAGCAAATCTCTCGCACCCTTGTTGTTGATGTATAATTATTTTCATTATTATCATTATTATCATTATTGTTTGGTGGGATTTGTGTGGGATTTGAATGGGAATTGTGTGGGATTTGTGTGGTAAAACCATCCTTCTTCTTGTCCTTACTGTATTGGTAATCGTCATACTTACAGATACTTACGGTCAAATACTTGTTAGTACCATGCGTGGTAATCTCTCCTGTGCTACATAACTTCTTGAAAGCGTAACGAACCTGATCCTTTGATAGATCTAACTCATTAGCAATCTTGTCGTATGAGCTTATGAATGAGCCTCTCTTAATTACCGTTCCTTGCCATGTGTTGTCTTTGTGGTTTGCTCTAAGAAGGCAGTGAATAAAAAGCCTAACGACATTAGGATTTGTATACCACTCCCACTCCATTATCTTTCGACTTAGTTGGATAAATGTATTTGTCATCTTTAAAGTATTTGTATTTGATATCTTTTGGCATACTATCTATAACAGCCTTGAGGTTTATTGCTCTGTGAACAAGCAATGCATTTAGTCTCTTTGTGTTGGACAAGTCATCAGCTATACTCTCGAACCTTTGACCAGGAGAATATTCTGATAGCGTTGAAGCATTCTTAAGAAGACTCGAACGAATTGCTACAAATATATCTCGAAGTCCTTTATCGAACTGTATCCAATCAGGAACAGTTTTTATGGCGTGAAGAACAGTTGCGTGATGTTTATTAAACAATCTACCAACCTGAGTTAAATTAAGCTCTGTGTATTTATGTAGGAAGTACATGCCTAATTGTCTAGGCTCTACATACTCTTTCTTTCTAGTGTTTGTATTCTTCCTTATGTCAGTCTTTACATATCCGTTTACAACTTTGATGACAAGTTCGGGGTTTAGTTTTAGTGTTTTCATAATCTCTCTAGTGTTAAAAGGGGGCTGTTACCGCCCCCCTAAAATCAAACAATTAAACAAACAATCAATTAAAATGGCAGGTCATCTGCCACTGCTTTTGTTTCTGTTGTGGTTTCGAAGGCCTGTTGTGTAGGCTTCTCTTGATCACGTTGAGGAAGCACGCTACCTAGTTTGTACTTCTTCTTTGTTTCGCTGTTGTAACCACCAAGTGATTTGGATCCATCACTCCATGTTGTTAAATCAAACCAAAGCGTATCGCCATACTGTTCGCTTGTCGTTTTTGCTTTAGGATTTTCTGCAATATACTCTCGGATGTTCCCGATTTTTAATGCAACTCTTTCTCGTTTTGTAACTGTGTTACTCATAAAAAATTAAATTAAAGGTTTAATAATCCGTTCTCCAAGACCAACGGACAGGTCTGTTAAGTATTCTCTACATATTTCTATGCGTTCGTACAATCTCTGTATATCCTCTTCGTTGTACTCGACTCGGAAAGTTTTGACTCTTAGTTCCGCAGGGATATCAGAATATTGAAGGCGTTCATAGACCTCTGCTTCGAGATCCATCGGCACTTCAATCATGCCAAGTTGCCAGCCCAATCTTCGAACTTCATCTTGTATAAGCTGTGTCGGTGTGTCGACTAGGCAATATGCAATCCACGATTCTTTCTGTTGAGTTAGCTCCATGTAACCTTGTAGTTGCCAATAGTAATCCTTACTAGGCAATGACTCTTCATGCATGGGGAAGGTTGTGAAATCCCATGATGACTTAATGTCAATTAGTTTACTACCAACGATATCAGGAGTTCCACATAGGTAGCTATTAGAGAATAGCTTTTCATTCTTTTCGGTAGATTCCCCTGATACTTGATTGTATAATTTAATTGACTCATCCTCAACTTGCTTTCCTTTGTCAAGGTACTTCGACTTTAGATCAGTCGACTTTCCAAACAGCACTTCTTTGTGCAGTTCCTGGAGGTATCTCCTAGTAGTGGCTGACAATGCATCCTTCTTGTAACGAGGATTGGTCATCAGCTTACCAAGAGCAGAGCATCTAAACAGGTGGT